ATCCTTCCTGCACAAACAGACCGATCTGCAACTCGTCCAGGCCCTGCAGTTCTCTGGTCTGGATGTCGTACTGCGTCTCATGCCAGCACTTGATGATGCCTTCCCCTTTGATCAAACAGTCCTTGAGGGCATCGGCAAAGACACTGTAGGCATTGGATTGTTCCAGATACCAGCTCACCAGTTCTGTGGCTTGTGCGGCACCTGCCACATCTTCTGGACCCCGTGGGATAAACTCACAGGATTTGTCATGACTGAAGAAGACCCGCATCAAAGAGGGGAGCATTGAGTGTACGGCATCATGCACTTCCCGACTGACTACCTGCGATCTGCCATCCTCTTCTGCAGGAGAGTCTCCTGAATCACTGAAGGGAGCACCTAAGTAATACCGGAACGCAGAGGCACGGACTGGACTGACCTCGTCATCAATATGGTCCACGGAGTCCTGAATGGTTCCTGCAATCCAGGCTTTGAGGTCTTCTGCAGTCATTGGTGTTGGGGATTCAGCCATTATTTCTTCTTCTTGTATTTCTTGGCACCTGCTGCCGCAATTTTGAAGGTCTTGGCACTGGGTCGTCCCTTCTCACCTGGTCTCTTCATTCTTTCGCCTGAACCTGCAGCAATGCGTTTGCGTTTCTTGCGGATGTTGTCAAAAAGATTGGGTTTGCTCATCTCAACAGTTCCATTGTTTGCGGGACCAGTAGTTTGCTTTGAGCTTGGATGTGGACTTGATGCCCCCTGAACGGGCACAGTAGGATTTTTTGCGGGAAGGCTGGTCTTTCTTGATCGTCAGACCCCCTTTGACATCACCGAAACGTACAAGACGCACGGTGTCCCCTTCCTTTGCCAGCACCTCAAACTTCTTCTTTCCGTCTGTGGCACGACGAGGTTTGTTGTACCCAGAGAAGGTCTTCCCACGGTAGGTGATTGCCATCTGTCTCAAGATAATTCGGATTACTCAGATTACCGGAAACTGCAGCAAGGATTTGCAGGAGATGCAAGTTAAATGTGGGTTACTCCTCGTCCTCCTTGATCCTCGATGGCGTTGGTCCCATCTGATTCTGGTACTTCCCTCGGTATGGGCGCTTCGATTGTCCATGTAAATTGTGCATCACCAGTTGGCAGATCCTCATCATTGGTTTCAGCAGTACCGGAGCATTGCTCTGGTTCACCAGTTCCAGGGTGATCTGTCCCATAAATCCAGCATCGATGAATCCTGCATTCTGCACCTGGATGCCTAACCTTCCAACTGAACTTCTGCCGTGCACGACTCCGCACATATGATCCGGCACTTTGATGATCTCATTCGTTGAGGCCAGCACAAACTTCTGTGGGTAAAGAACAAAACTCTCCACTGGGGCCAACTTGTGGGGGTAGTCTTCTGTGACCGTGATGTACGGACGATCATCCGGTAGGTGCGGCACCAGATAGTCCTCGGCAAGAGTCAGATCCACAGAACAGGGTCCGAGATGCACATCTGAAGGGATGTAGCCAGAGTGAATCAATTCCATCAGTTTTTCGTCAGATAGGACCATAAAAAATCTCCTATATATATGGTATGAATTGCTGGGGGATTACTGGGGCACCCTCTCGAGCACTACCTTCCCTGACTTGGTTCGTCCGCAGGTCCTCCACCCAGCTGCCTTAAAACAGAATCCAGGGTTAACTGAGGTGATCTTCTCCGCATCAACATAGGTGTAATGCCTCTCACCAGGCCAGCAGTAATCAGCGATTCGGTCTGCCTGTCGGACAAGGTCCGAGGATCTGTGGCTTGATTCGTTTCGGAAGATCGCACAGTTGATTCCGTCTTGCCCACTGTCATCTATGAATTTGCGCCAGACCCAGATGGCATCACACTCCCAGGTCCGCAGTACCAGTTTCTCGCCTGGACCCACGAACAGTTTGGGGGGGGTGTCCCGTCTGCAAAGATCCTTCTGCTGTAATGTCGATCAAACAACTCTCGCACATACTCATCTCCGTCCTTGGTGATCCACCAGACAGGGTCCAACTAGACCACTCCTCCCACATTCCTTCTGCGGCCTCGTTTCTTCCGTCTGTATTGCCCAGATGCTCCTGCAGCACTTGATGCGAATGTGAGGACCAACGAGTCTGCAAAGTCGGTGGATCTGCCCAACCTCTTCTTGGTCTCAGCCTTACTCTCCACCAGCATCTTGCCGCTGCTGTTGAACGAGTACCGTGGGGCCGTCAGGTCTGCAATCAGAGAATCATCATTTGGGATCTGCACCTCCTCGTTGAACCATTGCTTCGTCAAGTCCCATAACTCTGCACGGAGGTTCGCATACCGGTCTGCCATTGCAGGGGATTCACTCACATTCACCCCTCTGGCGTTGATGTCGAGTTCCCGCAGTCGGTCCAAGACCCCTGCACCCAATCCAATGCTGTCCACCAGAATCTCCTCTGGAGGTTCGTCACTGCTGTGCAGGAGATCCAGCACCCGTCCTGCAAGTTCCATCAATGAGAGTTTCTTCCAACTGTGGAGGGCCTGCAGGTGTCTGCCCTGGCGGATACAGAGGACCGACGCATCGTCTCCGTATCGTGCGACATCCAATCCCCAGACGACAGGGGTTCCCTCCGGTTGTTCAACTACTCGCTTTGACGCCTGCTCTACGGCATGCAGAGAGATCAGGGTGTCGTCTTCGGCAAGAGGGAATTCTCCCAGCACTCGGACACGCATGGCATTGGAGTCTGCACCGTACTTCAGTTCCATCTCTGCAATGAAGTCTGGAGAGACCAAAGGAGAATCAAGGCAACTGACCTGTTTCGTCCACCAGCTGTCCCGCAGTCTTGTGTGCGTTTCGTAGAAATATCCTGATGATCGGGTGGGGTTGCCGAGCAGAATCGTTGTGGCATCCTTCCCAGACATCGAACCATACGCTGCTTCAAAGACCGACTCCGGTACCCCACTTGCCTCGTCTACCACCAGCAATACATGGTCTGCATGGACTCCTGCCAGGGATTCTGGGGATTCTGCACGACTGGTCCTTGCACTGATGAATGCCTCCGTTGGAGAAGAACCCAACTCAATCCGGTCGGATTTCATCTCCAGCAACGATTTGATTGGGGTGGGGAGTTCTTTGATCCAGCGCTTGCACTCTGCAAAGAGAGCATCGAACAACTGCGATGCCGTTGGTGCTGTGACCACGATCTTTACCGGATACCTTGTCAGGAGGAACCAGATCATCAACCAACTGCCACAAGATGATTTTCCGACTCCGTGGCCTGAGCGGATGCTGCACCTCCGCTGTCCCTTTGCAACCGCAGACATCACTTCCCGTTGCCAGTCCTGGGGAGTCACGCCCAGCAGGTCCTCGACAAAGAGATCTGGGTGCCGTTCGTAGGTTAAGATCAGTTCAGAGAGTTGCATTATTGGTCCTTCAAATCGTCAATGATGATTGCACCTTCCTCTCCCCAGATTTTCTCGGCACTGATCTTCCAGATCGAGGAGTCCTCTTCTCGGAGGCAGTCGAAACTCTTGATGAAGTTGTCCAGATCCGGTCTCTGTCGGTGTGGAGTGCTCACCATCTGCAGGCGTTTGCGTTTTGACCAGGACCTCGGCATTGGCACGATAAATCTCACATGGAAGGCATCCGGCAGTTCCCAACCTTCTGCCTGCACTCGCATCTCGTCTGCAAATGCTCGGTAGGACAGGACAGAAGGTCTGCGTTTCCACTTGTCTGCCCTCGTCATCCTCGGTTTGGCAACTGGGGAAATTTTGAAAATTTTTAGCATGGGGGTGCCGTTTTAGGTTCTAGGGGGTACGGGGGGGGTCAAGATCCGATACCCTGTCCGACCATCGTACTTTGTCCTCTTCAACAGTCCTGCTGTCTCCAGCACCTGCGTGGCCTGCTCCAACTCCCCTTCCGACATCCCCAGCATGATGTGATACCTGCCCTGTGGGAAGAAGGTCTGCACCTTCCCATGCTTGTGCCGCATCTTCAGATGCCAGTACAGGACTGCTGCATCATATCCATGCTCTGCCTTGATCTGTCGATCTGCCTGCAGAGACGCAATCTCGCACATCCTTTCATCGTGCAGCATCTTCTCTGCTTGGGGATCTACTCTGGGCTTGCGTCTCTGCATCCCACATCTGCGTTCTGGGCCTTCGTATCTGGGGGTTATCGTTTCAAAGTTCATTGAAAACTCACTGGTTGGAATTTAAAGTTTCCGCACTCTGTGCAGGTCCACTGAATGATGGAAGCGTTCTTCTCATACTCAAAGGGGTTCATTCCCGAATAACAATCTCCACATCGATGGACACAAGTGCAGTCCGTGACTTCTGCCTGACACCAGTCACAATAAAACCTGCTGTCTTCCTGTTCTTGGATTTGCAGGTTGCTGAAATATCCCATTTATCTCCTAGAGGTGGAGGGGTGCGCCTGCACGCCACCCCCTCGGTTTGACCACCCCTGGGGGGGGTCTGCGAAAATCTGCGGTCGGGGCTGGATTGTTGCCCTTTTTGTTGCCCTTTCCGGTCATATCCTGCTCGATCCCAGTGTTTCTGCGGTCTGTCGGTTCCCACCCTCGCCACCAACTGATAAAATCTATATGTTCGATAATATATGATATCGAACTCATGCCCCAGTATTTATGCGGCACAGAGCAGATAAAAGTTGTATCAGAATTGCGAGTGCGTAATGTTAACAGGCATCTGCTCAATCCTTGGGCTTCTGCTCAGACTTGTGTTCAATCTCCGCTTTCCTCTTGGCAATCTTCTTCATCGTGTCCAGGTGTTCTTTCCTCATCGAGTGCTCCACACTCACATCCTTCTTCATTCGCTCAGCAAGAAACTCAGGATGATACTTGGCACAGATCCACTGTCTGGCACGGATCGACACATCTGCAGCTCGAGGATCAATTCGTCCCTG